TGAATTGATATCGCCGACCGCGGCACCGGCCTTGGCACCGGCGGTCTGTAACCCGTACAGCCATTGGATCGATACCTCGGTGTATGCCGCAACCTTCTGCAATTCGATGAACTGATCAGCCAACCCCTTGATCGCCTCAATTCCAGCGGCCACCGCCTGGCCGGCGAACTGCGCAAACAGATTGCCGAAAAACGACGTCGAGATTTTCGGCGACATCTTGGAGAACTTGCCCTCGATATCGCTGACCGCCCGCTCGGCCATGATACCGGCCGCGCGCATGTCCTTTTCGAACTTGGTCAGTTGCGCGGATAGCGCGACGACTAATGCAGCGGTGTCGGCCAAGGGTTACTCCGCGGAATACTGCTTGATACGTTTGCTGATCTTGCGCGACATCGCGCTGCGCATCTTTTTGCGCATCAGCCGATAGGTTGGAAAGAAGAATGGCTGCGCGGCGTTGTGTAAAGTTCCATATTCCACCGCCCTCGCATAGTCATAGGCCGGCTTGCCGGCGCCGCCTGGTGTCGTGGTAGTGGAACCGCCGGCCCTGATCACCACCACGGTTTCCTTTTTGCCCGGATCTTTGCGGATCGAGTTGGCCAGGTTCGATGTCGGCCCATGCACCACCACCGAGCGCATGGTTTGCATCAGCGCGTCGGCCTGCGCGTTGAGCTCACTCACCGCGTCGTTGAAGATGTTGCGCTGCATGTCCACGGTGAGCCGGCGGAACGCCTCGACGCTTTTGTTAGCCATCCGCCTACGCTCCCGCCTTCGCTAAAGCTTCGGCGCGGCAAGCCCGCGAACTTCCAACTCGGCCGAGGCTTCTAGCATGGCGTCGAATTCGGCATCGCTCGGCGCTTCCGGTTTCGGCTCGGCGCCGTGCACCCGGTTCCAGCCGTCCACGCAAGCGGCGAATTGCCAGAACGAACAGCGGTCGACCGCGTCCGGTGCCATCCCTATTGCAGCACCGAGCCCGTAGAATTCACTAAACCGGATCGGCTGGTTTCCGCCGCCGTCTCCGGTTCGGGCGGCGTCGGTGGTTTTCCCACCGGGTCATCCGGCGGCCCATAGATCGCAGCGCCGACGATCAACGCGGCGAGCGCACTGGCTTCCTGCCATTTTCCGGGCGCGTCGACGTGGCGTTTCAACAGCACCAGCGCGCGATCGGTTTTCATGCCGGCGCCGGTGAGGCCGAGCCGGATGATCTCGCGCACCTCATGCGGCCAGGCGTCGCCGGATGCCAGCAGCCGGATCAACGAGGTCGGTCCCAGCGGCGGCATGCCAAGTTCAAGCCGCGGCCGGTTGATGATGTCCTGCAATTGCCGGCATTCGCCGATCGCCAGCCGGAATTGCACCGGCTCGCCCCAGTCTTCCCGCGTCAGTGTGCCGTCGCCAGAGTTCATGGAATGACCACCGGCACCACGGCGCCATCGCTGACGATGTTGACCGCCATCTGCACCTTGTTGCCGCGCTCGCCGGTGAGCGCCAGTTCCTGCAATTTCGCCGGCATGGTCCAGGCGAATTCAGCCGGCGTGCCGAGTTCAATCTTTACATTCCTCGTTTCGCCCGCGTTCCACCAATCCTCCCAGGTCGCATAGCTTTCCTGCGCCACCACCCCGGCGCCGGCGATTGCGCCCTGGTAGCTCACCACGTCACGGCCGAGCCAGGATGGCGCGTCGGGATCGTCGCAGTCCGGCACATTGGTATCGTTCATGTTGGCGGTCCGCGTCAGACCCTTGCTCGTCAACCCGCATGGATCGGTAAAAACTTCGGGGGTCGCGCCGTCGCCGATCTTCACCAGAAATTTCGAGAATGGATAGGTGGTGGCTTGCGTCATTGCCGTTGCTCCTATGTGGTTGGTTCGGTCCAGGCGTGAACGGTGACGACGGCGTGCGCGGTGATGCCGTCTGGGTCGCGCAGATATTGGGTCTGCTCGATCGACAGTTCGATCAGCCGCTGGCCGTCGAGTGTGATGGTTTGCCGGTCGAGGTCTTTGGCGATCGCGGCGCCGATCTGCTTGACAGCGACGGTGTCCGGTCCGGCGGCCCAGGCGTCGATCGTCATGAAGGCTTCGCCGCCGTCGAGGCAATCACCATGTTCCGGCAACATCTGGAACGGCCCGAACGACACATAAGGTTTTGCCGCACCGCCCGGCACCGCGTCATAGATGCGACCGCCTACCAATGGCCCGGTGGCGCCGGCCTTCATGATCGACAAGCTGCCTTTTTGCAGCGCCAGTGACGGGTCGGCGTAACTCACGATGTTGCCGTTGCAATCATCATAGAGGCCAGGTCATCCAGACCGCCCACACAAAGAACAGCACGCCATTCAGCGCCATGACGCGTTGCAGCCGCCAGTTGATCATTTTCCCGGCTCGGATTTGCGCTGTTGCGTTTCAGCTTCCAATTGAGCCTTCCACTGCTTGCGCTCTTCGACAAATTTCTGCATCTCTTGTTCCTGCTTGGTGTTCATGTTCCCGGTTTCCTATTCTGAATCGCCGCGCGCGGCGTGAAGTCGCCCTTGGTCAAATCCACATAAGTCGAGGTAGTAACCCATGCGAGATTGTTTTCGTTGACGTTGTAGTGCTTGCATTGCTCGAACCGGGTATTGTTGACGGCGTAAGTCGAGAGGGTAACCGGACCAGCCCCGCCATCGCTTGACGGTTTGCCGAGCCCCTGATCGCCCGTAATCTGGTCCTTCATGCGGCAGCGGACATATTTGCCGTTGTGCGCGCCGTCGAAAAAGGAAAACGCCCCGTTACCGTAATGGATGACGTCGACGTCTTCGACGATCACGCCGGTGGAATTGTCCTCGACCATGACGCCAACGCCTGCCGGGTGGTTGCAGCCGTCGATCAGGCCGCGTCGAACCTGCACTTTGTTAGCGCCACACTCAAAGATCGAGACAATGTCGCTCGACCGCGAATTGTTTGGATCATTGATGCAGGAGAAATCCTCAATTTTCATGAGGCCAGTGTTCAGATTGAACTGGATCAATTGGCCCTTATGCATACCATTGGGTTCGCGCGTGTTGTGGCCTTCGAAGTTGGTGACGGTAAAGTTACCCGGAGAGATAACCCCGTAAAGCCCACAAGCCCCCTCGACCCGCACGCGGTTGATTTTAATCTCGCCTCTGACATCGTTCATCTTGATGTTGTAAGTCTCCGCCGGATTACCGTTCTGTCCGGAGGCCGCCGAGGTGTTGGTGACCCACACATCTTCGATGGTAATGCCGGTGACAGCCTGGCAGAAGATACCCGCCTCGCCGCCCGGATGATTGATGATGCAGTTCCGGATCGTGAGGTTAGAACGGCCCTCGCAACTGACGTAGCCCGTAATCAGCTTGTTTTCGATCACCATATTGTTGGTCGATACGTTGATCGTTCCGCTATTGGTCAGCGGCGGCAATGCCGTTCCGATCGGCGGCTGCGTGGTGTCGTCCGGATCGGTCGCGGTCACGGTCATCACCACCATCTGATTCTCCTTAACCGAGATGGCCCCCGCAGATGTGATCTGCGGGGGCGAACCCTCACTGACGTCAGTCACCGTGACCTTCACCGGCTTGGGCGGCGAACTCAAACCGGTAGCGTCAGTCGCCTTGACCTCGACCTCATAGATATTGTCGGCGTTGGCGTCGCCCGGCTTTTCGAAATCCGGCGCGATCTTGAAGGTTAACGCGCCGGTGTTTGCATCGATGTTGAACTTGGCGGCATCGGTCCCGCCGCTGATCGAATAGGTGATCGCCATGGTTTATCCTTTCACACCGCCACGCCGGTTTCGGCCAGCATGTCGATATAGAACCCGTGTTGCCCGTCACCCATCGCCGGATCGATCGCGGTGCGGATGTTGTATTCGCGGCCGGCCTGGTCGGTGGCTTTCCAGTCCGTGGTGACGCGTTTGGTATCCGGTGATTTGCGTACCCGGATCACCACCGGTTGCCGGCCGGCCAGCCTCGCGGCGTCGATCGCCTCGCCGCCGAGCCGTGGAAAGATCGCCGCCGCCACCGTGCAGCGCGTAAGCCAACCGGTCGACGGGTTGCCATACTCATCGTGAACGGTGTTGCGCTCGGCGAACGTCACGCGATAGCGCAACGCGCCAGCGCCGTCGTTAACGCTTGCGAGGCCGGAAGGCATGGCTGGCGTCCACCGTCGCTACGCTTTGGCGCGACAAGTCCCTGGTCAAATATGTGCCGGCCGCCTCGGGGGCAATGATGCGGCCGGCGCCGTTGCGCTCGATCTCGTGAGCGGCGAGCTCGAGCACGCGGCTATAAGTAATCCCGGCATGAAACCGCACCGTGCGGCGCGGATGCGCGTGATAGTCATAGTCCCTAAACAGGTAGACGGTTTTCATACCCGTGGTTTCCAATACTGGCTCACCACATCGAGCATCCATCCCGGTGTCTGCGCTTCGCTGCCGGCCACCAGAATTTCGCGATGCTCGTACAAATGCGCGGTATAGCGCAGCACGATGTCGCTGATGCCGGGATCGAGCGCGGCGGCGCTAGCGGTGCCACTCGGGATCGTGATCGTCAGCCCATCTGCCCAGGCGCCGACCAGGGTATTGATCTCGACCCCATGTATCGTATCGGACCCGATCTCATAATCGGCGGTGACATCCTCGGCACCGATCGCGGCGGTCCAACTATTGACCGGCGACACCGGCACCGCCGCACAGCCATAGGAAAATTCTCGTAATGCCGGCGTCCACAGATAGGTCACCGGGTTAACGCTCACGCCCGTCACCCGCTCAAACCACGCAATCGCGCGCGCGATCGTGGTTGATATGTTGTGATCGTCCCAGGTGCCATCCACCCGTAAATGCGACTTGGCCGCCGACAGCAACCCGGCCGGCAACACCATCAGATCGAGCCCGGTTTTGCGGATACTCACGCCGCCGCCTCCAACATGAATTCCTTGCGCACGCCATCGGTCAGCACGAACACCAGCACGCCGTTGTCGATCAGGATGTCGGCGATGCCGCGGCCGGCCGGCCCGGCGACACCTGGCAGCCCGCGCTCGCCGCGCTCGCCCTTGATGCTGTCGCCCGGCAATCCCTTGTCACCCTTGACGCCCTTGGCCGACAGCATCCAGCCGTCACCCGGCAGCGGCCCCGGATCATCTGATATCGCGCGCCACTCCGAACCGTTCTGCGCCACCACATCCATCGCCCGGTAGGTCATGTCAGGGTTATGGCGGCCGAGCGCGCGGCCGGTATAGGCGCTTTCCCCGCGTTCTCCGCGTTCGCCAGGCGGTCCCACCGCACCGGCTTCGCCTTGTGGCCCCTGCGGCCCCGGCTCGCCCGGCAGCCCGCGCTGGCCGTCCTGGCCAGGTTCTCCTTGTGCCCCTGGCTGGCCGTCCGCCCCCGGCGAGCCGTCGCGGCCCGGTGTCCCGTCCAATCCCCGTTCCCCGACCGGCCCCGGCTGCCGGATCACATTGCCATACTCGTCAATCAATTCCTTGAGCCGCACCAGTTCGGCGGTCACCTCGCCCAGCGCCGCGGCGCGGTTCTTTTCCTCAGCCACGATGATTTCCGCGACAGCGCGCAACAGCGCCCGGTCAGGCAGCACGGACATGGGCCAACTCGCTCTTGAGGTGATACAGCGCCAGCGCGGTCTTTTCGTCGTCGTCGAGCTCGTCCGGCTCTGGCTTGTCGTCCGGTGGCGGCAACACGGGCGGCGGCGCCGGTTCCGGCGGTTCGAAATCCAGCGGCACCATTTGCTGTTGCACGCGCGGCATTTTGCCAAAGCCGCCGGCCACCTTGGCATAGCCGACCTTGTAGCGCGCCTCGTCCGGCGCATAGATGCCGGCCTGGACGCCGCGCGCCAGGCCCTCGATCTTTTCCTTGAACGCCGAGCGCAACAGCACCTCGGTATCGTACTCGGTATACTCGCGGCCCTTGCCGATCGAGTTGGCATTCAGCCCGACGAATTGATCGAGCGCGACTTCGATGTGGTTGATTAGCCAGCCGAGCCCGGCCGCCAGCCATTCCGCCATGACGGCTTCGGCACTCTTCTGCGTGCCGGTATCTGATATGCCCAACAAAATCGCCGGCACCCCAAACACCGCCGCCACCATCCGGTCATTGAGCTTGCGCTGCTCGATCACCTGTTGATCTTCCGCCGACATCGTCAACGGTTGGAACTTGAGGCCATGGGTCAAGATCGGAACGCCGCCGGTGGCGAGGTTCTGCGAGGTGTCCTGCCAACGCGCCTTTAGTTCCTGCACCTGTGCCGGCGTCATGTTCATGTCGGTGT